TTCTTTGTGGATCTGCCGACGGCTGCGGAGCGGCGGGAAATAGTCGGGATCATGAACCGGAAATATAAAGCGCAGCTCCCGGTTGACGCCCCCGAGCTGGAGGGGTTCACGGGCGCGGAAATCGAGCAGACGGCGAAAGATAGTCTGTTTGATGGCCTTGACGAAGCACTGGCCAACATTGTACCGCTTAGCCGAACGATGAAAGAGGAAATCAGGGGACTGCAAGAATGGGCGCGGAACAGGGCGCGGGCAGCGAGCAACCCGGACAAGGTGCCCGACAATGTGCGGCGGATAAAGGCGAGGAAATAAGCAGGGGACAGGGGGGCGCGAGCCCCCCAGGGGAGGGCAAGCCATGAAAGTTACAGACATGAAAACACTCAAGACGAAGCGGCGCGAAACGGTTTTCATCAGGGCTTTGAAAATCCGCCAGTTGGCGCGGAAGTTTGGTATAGAGAAAACATTCGCGGAGTGTTTGAAGCAGGCGCGGAAGTATTGATCTGGAACAGGGCCCCAGGTGGGCGGCGAAGGGGGACGGCATGAGCGAGCATTTTAACCCCGGCGATGTGGTGGAATATATTGGGCGCGGGTTCATTGGATTTGATCCGACTGACCGAGCAATGCAGGTTGTAATTGAAAGCGTCTTTGATGTGGTGGTGATTTACAAGGGCGAAAAAATGGCTGTGAGGCGGCATGAGATTAAAGGGGGAAACGATGGCAGAGAAGAAACGCGGGCGCCCGCGCGGAAGCGGGACGTTGGAGCCGCATTTGATAAGGGATAGGATCTCGATCAGGTTGCCCCGGCATTTAATCGAGGAGTTGGAACGGTTGCCGGGGAGCAGCCGGGGGGAGAAGATCGAGAGGGCGCTGAAATTCGCGATTGATGAAGGGTTGTTTGAAGAGAGTTTGAATCTGACACGAAATTGGAGAGAGCCTTAGAGGTAAACAAAAAGGGAAGCAGTGAAGCATAATGAAAGCGGCGATATTCGCCGCTTTTTTTGTTGACAAGGATATTTGACCGGCGATACTATCCAGTTACGAATCGCGGTCTGGCTAGGCCCGGCACGTGCGAGGCAGGGCGCGGCCCGGCGGGGCTGGGCCTGGCAAGGCAAGGGGGCGAAAGCCCAAAGGACCGCATCTCGGAGTTTTCCGGGGTGCGGTTTTTTTATTGCAGGTGGTGCATCTATTCTATTGCACTCTCAAAGATCGTTGGTTTTCCCACAAAGATCAGGAAAAAACCAGTAAAGATCAGAAACGCCCTGGGATTGGATTGACAGCGGAGAATTTCGCCGCTTATGCTGGCAGTGTAAATCCTGACAATCCTCAGCATAAGGGGAGCGCATGGCGTTCAGTACGTGGGCGGCACTTTACAGCGAAATGCTCGACGATTTGGCCGGTAGAAAGTGGGCCACAAAGTCATACCAGATCCGGGACGTTCAAAAGCAGTTTTCATCCTTCCAGGAATTCAAGCAAGTTCTCGATTACGTGAAAAGCATGGCCGACGTTGAAAGCGGGGAGGCGGTCGGGCGGACTTACGCGAAGCAGGGCGGGGGCGGCCGATGGTGATCCGGAAACGCGGTGCTGAGGTGACGTTATTTGATGCATACGGGCGGCCGGTTACGCCCGACAGGTTCCCGCGCGGCCCCAGGCGGACTCAATACGCGGCGGCGAAGAGCTCGAGGCTCACGGGCGACTGGTCGCCGGTGAATACAGACATAAATCAAATCCTGGCGCAGTCAATCGGCGCGGTAAAGGCCCGAGTCCGGCAGCTTGTGCGGGACTTTCCACCGTTCGCGCGGGCGGTAAATGTGTTGGTCAATTTCACTGGCGAGCTGCGTTTTCAATCCAGGGTGAAAAATCCAGACGGCGGAATAAATAAGCGTCTTCGGCAACAGATCGAGGACGCTTTTTCTTTTTGGGCGGAAGAGGCGGACGTTTCGGGGCGGTTGCATTTCATCGAAATGATGAGATTAGCCCGCCGGCAGGAAATCGAGGCCGGGGAATACCTGGTGGTTAAGGTCGAGGACCGGAGCCCTGGGCGGTTCGTCCCGTTTGCCCTGCAAATGTATGAAGCGGACTGGCTCACCAACAGCGCTGACACGTATTTCGGCGGCGGCATGAGCGGCCGGAAGGGTGGCACGGGCACCGAGATTTATCAAGGGGTCGAATACGACTTAACGACAGGGCGGAGGGTCGCTTATTACCTGGCGGACCCGAGCGGGTATCAAACGAAGGTTACCCGGATCCCTGCGGAAAGAGTCATTCACGGGTTCGAGGTGTTGCGCCCTGGGCAGTTGCGCGGGGTCTCGGTATTTGCCCCGGCGGTATTATTGGCTCACGATTTGAGCGACTACATGGACGCGGAAATAGACGCGGTGAAGATGGCGGCAAAGTATCTCGGGTTTGTGAAAACGCCGGATATCGAGCTGTTTCAGCGGTCCCGCTCCGCGTGGAATGCGGACTCTTCGCAAAAAATCGAAGAGATGGAAAACGCAATAATCGAGTATTTGCGGCCGGGGGAGGAAATCCAGTTAGCGAAGCAGGAGCGCCCCGCGGATTCGTTCGAGCCGTTCACGAAGTTTGTGCTTCGTTTGATTTCCATATCGACGGGGATCAGCTACGAGCTTTTGGCAGGCGATTACTCGGGGTTGAATTACAGTGTTTTGAGGGGAATCCGAAACGACCTTATCAAGGAATTCGCGCCCCATCAGGAGCGGCACGCAAGGCAATTCTGCCGGCGGATATTCCGGGCGGTCATGGATTCGATGGCAATCACGGGGAGGCTGACGCTTCCCGGTTACTGGTCAAACCCCGCCCTTTACTTGCGGGCTCAGTGGATGGCAACGGGAATGCCTGCGGTCGACCCGTACAAAGAAGGGCGGGCAGATGCGGACGCGGTAAACAGCTTGCAGAAGTCCCCTCAGGAAATCGCGGCGGCCCGGGGTCGGGATTACGAAGAGATTTTGGACGAAATAGCAGAGGCGCGCGCGATGCAAGAGGAGCGCGGGTTAATGGTGGAGCAGGCGGCGGGCAGCATGAAAACGAACCCGGCGGCGATAGCAGAAGAAGGGCAAGAGGATGAACCTACTGAAGATGATCGGGCGGCGGGACAGCCAGCAGCAAGGGGAAAGCCTAACTTATCGGTCCTTTAGTATTGGAAGCGATGAGGAGCGGCGGGAAACGCCGAGCACGGTTGACCGGGAGGCGCGGTCCTTGGAGGTTGTGGCGGCGACGGAAAGTCCAGTCCCTGTGTTGGATTGGGAGCGGTTCGAGGTTGTTCCGGAAGTGTTGTTGATGGAGGGCGCGAAGATCCCCAAACGCCGCAAGATTCCATTGCTTGATTCCCATACGCGGGGGAGTGTTGTGGACGTGTTGGGATCGGCCCGCAATTTGCGGACGGAGCGGGGACAGTTGATTGCTGACACGTTTTTCTCCGCGACTGGTCGGGCGGTTGACGCTTTCGATTTGGTCGCCGATGGGCACGTGGAAGACTTTTCAATCGGGTATCGAGTCAATCAGCACATTTGGATTGAGGAGGGGAAAAAGAAAACGGTACGGGGCCGCGAATTCACTGGGCCTCTCAGGGTTGTTACGGACTGGACGCCGCGCGAATTGAGCATAACTGCAATCGGCGCCGATGAATTGGCTAAGGCAAGATCTTTCAACGGAGAGGGAAACGAGACGATGGACAAAAGATTGAGAGCGTACTTGGAAACAAGGGGGCTGGCGGCTGACGCAACGGAAGAGCAGGCTTGGGCGTTTCTGAATGATTTGCGGATCAGGGATTCCGAGGGCGGCCAGCAGGGCGATGGACAGCGACAGGGCGGACAGCAGCAGGAGCCGCAAAGTCCGCAGGAGCCGAGAGGGCCGGATTTGGATCAAGTCCGGGCGGAGGCTGCACGGG